ATTTAACCTTCCACCTCTTGCGCGTATTGGGAATTGATTATGTATGTAATATCCCAGTGCGTCGTTCGGGTGGTCATTATCATGTGACTTATCCGGCTCACCTTGTTTATTATAAATCTGCTGCTCTAATGATTCGGCAGTCTCAGGGCATAACACCTCATTTACGAAATACCTTCTTTCTTCATTAGCATTGCATAACATACCTTGAACGCTTGCTATTCTATCCTTAACGAATGGGTTTTTAGTGCGAGCATTAACCTTGAAAGCTTTCTTTAGTTGGCTAATATCAGTCTCAGAAGCATTTGAACTCTTTCTGTTCTGCCCACTTGCATCAGGGTATATTGTTATTCTGTGATTAGGGTATTTAGTTTCGATAGCCTTTATCATTGCTGGCGTATCAAGTAGGCCCATGAATTCATCAACAGCAGATGTTATCTTTACGTTATCTTTGTTATCTTCAACATGAACAATAGCTGACATTTTACCAACGTTAAAATCCATACCTATATGCAGGTGGTCACTATCTTTTATGCTTCTATCAGTGTTATTTAATGACCTGTCATAACAAGTATAAACAGCTCCCGATGTAAGGTTAACAAACTCACCATTAAGATAAGCTTCTATCAATTGTGGTGGGTATGAGTCCCTTAACGCTTGAACATAATCAGTAGGCAAGAATGGATTACTCATAGTTGCCGCTTGAATCATCTCATAACCTGGAGCGCGATTCTTTGACCACTTATTGTAAACAAACTTAAAACCTTCAGGAGTTGTAAAGACGCTAACAGTATTCAATGGCTTATCTGATTGTCTTTGATATGTATCAGGCACTTGACGGTTACGAGCTATTATCTTATTGAATGCTTCTTGTGCACGTTCTTGCTTTAAAGTATCAAGCTCGTCAATCTTGGCCCTAAATGATTCATAGCCAACTATTCGAGCAGGGTTATCTAGTGTTCTTAATACAAAGTCACCAACCTGACCAGATGAGGTATAAATAATATTTTCTGATTTGTTGTACTTATAGCGTATACCCCAATCAATTAATTTTTCCTCCATTCTTGGTGCGAGGATCAATCTAACTAAATCATAAGTGGGTTCGTACATTGCAACTAAAGAATTGGCACCACCCTCTAGGCTATCAAGTAATGCGCTTGTACACATCACTTCACTTTTACCTGTGCCGAATCCAGCAACGAACGCAGGAAATTTACAATCCAGTGCTAAAAACTCTGACTGAGGCTGTGTTACTTTTAGGTTAACTTGCACTAATGACTTCTATTTGTACTTTTTGAATAGGTGAGTTATCTGTTGTTTGCTCTCCGTCCCATGCTTTAACGTCAACATGCTTACCTAGTAACTCAAGGTTACGAAGCTTATCAGGCCATTTAATCTTTTTAAGTATGGAGTCAGTATCACCGCTCATCATATCTTGAACATCTATTCCGCTTATTGATGTTCTCCATGCTTTAGGCCATTCACGTATAGCCTTCACATTGCCTGTATTATCGAGTATATCTAAAACATCTAACGAGTCTATCTCTACTAGTCGATTAAGCACGTATTTAGCGTCTATAGCGACAGAATCAACACGTTTAGCTTTTAATTCGGCAATTCTTTCTTGTATGTTAGGTTTAGTTAAGTTTTCGCATGATATTTCTTTTGCGGTTTTATTTGAATAGCCTGCACGAATAGCGGCTTGAGTTGCGTTTAAGTCTATTAGGTACTCTTGGCAAAACATCTCCTGTTTAGGAGTTAATTTCTTACTCATCTCAACCCCCAAGGTTTTAATGTTATCTCTCAGAGATAGTGCGGCTTTTACACCGCGGTTATGTTTATGCTGTTACTGTGATGTTTACTGTACCGGCTGCATTGAATGTGACCGTTAAATCGTTATTCACTAAATCGATAGCATCACCATCCAATACGCCTAACTGAATTGCATGATAACAATCATTACCAGCAGTAGAGTTAATAATTAATAACGTCTTTGCGGTAGTTGGACTTGATGCCAGCTTGGTTAAACTAATATCAGTAAAATCTAACTTAGTTACTCCTGCCGCAATAGTCCAAGCGTTACCAGGTAAAGCGTTACCACCTGCTGAATAGTTACCGCCTGCACCAACTTCAGTGAATGATGATAAATCAGGTTCAACAGTTGCCTTGCTTACCGTAGAGAATGCGTCTGTTATAAATGCGTACTTAAACGTATCAGTAACATTATTATATGTGCCTTTACCTGCGTTAAACGGGTAGTAATCAAATGTTTTTAACTCGCCTTGTGCCATTGTCTTTATCCTTTACTTGAAACTTACTGTTATTGTATCAGGTTTAAAGCCTGCTGTATAAATGTCGCCTGCGAACCCTGCCGTGTAAATGCTATCTGCGAATCCTGCCGTTACATTGCCAATTATTTGACCTTCGCCTATTTGAACTGTTACCGGATAACTATTATAAACTATTGCACCAAGCGTAGTTGTAACATCAATTAGCCCAGATAACACCACTGTAGCATCCTGACTAGTGTAATCAATCGCGCCTAAAGTGGCGATTATATCAACATCACCTGTTACGCTTACAGTTGTATTTTGAGATGAATAGTTTATCGATCCTAGCGTAGCAGTTACATCTATATCACCTGTTAATGATATCGTTGCGTCTTGGCTTGAATAACTAATTGTGCCAAGTGTAGTTGTTATATCAATTGAACCAGTTAACGATACAGTGGTGTTTTGTGATGTGTAATCAATTGTGCCGAGTGTTGCTGTTACAGTTACCCCACCACCACTTTGAACAAATGCGCCTATTCCGTTTGTGTCTAAATCACTACCTGACTTTATTCTGTAGTCTTTGCTTGCTATTGGAGTTGCAGAAACGAAACTATCAGCATATACAATATTAGTTAAAGTGTCTGCTGTTGTGTCAGATGATGCACAATTAGACTGAGTGCCTAAACTAAAACAATCTCCTGCCCCGGTATTGACACAAACTGTATTGATTGATGTTGATGCCCTTACTAGAAATTCTGTATTTTGCCCGAATACGTTACATCCTGTAAAATTACAAACTGACCCGTTACTTACACCGCTGCTTGCTGCCTGAGCAACAAGTACAGTATCAGTAAAATCAAAAGACCCGATATAAAGGCGTGAATTTTCTGCGTCAACTAAACAATTTGATAATGTGTAAGTGCCTGCCCCTGAATCCTCTATCGCTCTATCTGTACCACTACCTACAGTATAAATTATTTCTAGACCATCAATTTCAACATCCGTAGACGTAACGAAGTCTATGCCACGAGTGGTGTTTTGTGATGCTAACCCACAAAGTAACCTTTCTGTTCCGTCAAACGCGTCAGCAGAATCAAACGGCTCTAATTTTGCACCGTTAATCCATGTGCCTGATATAATTAAAGCTGATGCGCCCTGATCAAAGAATCCATCAACCCTGCCAATAGTTACCGAACCATAATCACTACCTTGCTCTGCTGCTTCCCATGCAATTATACTGGTGTAATCACCTGTGCCATTAGCTCTAATTATTGCATTTTGTGGCATTAGATGCGCCCTATAATTAATGGGTTTATCATTGCTTTGGTTACTGATATTTCAGCATTTAGAAGTAATTCATCGTAAAAAGGAGAGTCTTTGCCTTGGGGAGTAATGTAATATTTTCTTGTGTCGTCTGTGTGGTTTTCTAGTAAGTAATCGTATTCGCCTTTGTTCGCATCTACAACATTTACAATAACAAATTGACGGGGCCAATCATTAGCGCTTAAACCTGAAGCTATAAATTCTGTTTTGCTTTCGTACTTGCCTGGCGTTTCACCATCTTTATATATGTGAATAGCATCACCGCAAGAATAAGAGTTAGCTATATTTTTGATCAATAACTTTAAAGCCATTACTTACCCTTATTTACGCTTTCTTTTATAGCTATAACTATTTCAGCCATAGCCTCGGCTTGCTTTAATGAGTTGTCTGTTGTTGTCTTTGTCATATATCCACCACCAAGAACAGCCACGACAATAAACGTTATAAATGCTTTTTTAATGTGTTTGTATTCTTCAGCCTGAATTGAATTAACGATAACCTTGTCGTTAAGTAATCTGATATCTTTATTTGAGGATTCGATAGCGCCTTCTAACTTGGTTATCTTTTCCGATACGTGGTTTAGTTCTGTGTGAACTGTATTAAGGTTAGATACTGTATCAGCTAGTTTTTCAACTGTTGATATTAGGCTGTTTACCTTTTGGTCTATCGTTGTTATTGATGGTTCGTTCACGGTTGTCTGCCAATTTTATGTGTCGTATGATTTGCAATAATAGCATTAAGCCGCCCCCGACGACAAATAAACCAACTATAAAAATTAATAATTCCATTTTTTCCGACCGTTAATAGCGCGATAAGCTCTACTGCTTTGTATATATTATTCCAACTAAGCCCGTCGCCTCTTCTTACATCTATTAACAGGTGGTACATGTCAGGATTAACAAATACATAATTAAACCATGACGAAATCACCATGCAAAAACACAGGGCCGAAATAATATAAGCGTTAATGTTATTTTTAGATTTTAACTCAATAGCAATATATTTATAGCAAAATACCGCCAAAATAAAGTAAATTACCGCCATTGATAAGCATATAGCAGTGTAATCTATAGGGATATTTTTAAAATAAGATAAGCTGACACCAGTTAGCCAGCTTATTAATAGAACCTTAAAAAGATTCATGGCTAATACTACCCACCGACTGGTGGAACTGGTGGATCGTTGTCACCGTCGTTTTCTTCGCGTTCGCCAACTTTACAGTTAAACATAATACTTCCTTACTTTGTGAATGATTCATAATTATAACAAATCCTTTAGCTTTTGTTTATACCGTAATTCAATTTCTTTTAACTCTGCACATGTGTATTTTTTAGGTTCGTGTGGGCCTTCTATCCAATCAACCTTTTCTATTCCAATCTTCTTAATTAAATTAATACGGTAATCAGCGATATTACCAGAAAGATGGTTGTTACAAGGAGCGCATTGTTTGTTGTTGTTGAGTTCTTCAAACCTAAGCTCAGGGTGCGCCCCAACGCTTCTATAGTGCCCAGCATGATATTGACCAGTATGGTGACGCTGACAACTAATGCAGGGATCATTACTATCACGAAACCTAATGTAAGCGTTAAAAGAAATTGAATTACGGTATAAAC